GGTGCCCTCGACGGTCTCAAGCTCGAGCGAGACATTGACCAGCCCGCCGGTTAGCTGCTGCTCCTGCGGTGCGCTGATGTAGCGCCATCGCTTCGTGGCCGTGATGATGTTGGGCCCGCCGTGGTTGATCATCACCTGGCTGCGGAGCAGGAAAGGCTCCAAGCCGCCCGCCTGCTCGCGCCAATGGTCTCGGATCAGCTTCGCCTCTGCGGCGGTCAGGTAGGTATAGCCCAGCTTCAGCTGATAGCTGATTGACGTTGCCGCCTGCAGGAACCGCACCGGCTCAGCGGCGAACGCAGGTTGCGCTGCGATCGGGTACCGCCCCATGGTGTAGGAGCGGGTGGCGGGCTCCAGCGCAGGGAAGGTGGCCATCAGGATGCAGAGGCTGCGCCAGCCGTGAGCGACACTGCCACAGTCTGCTGTGCACCGCCAGGGCCAGCGCCAGATGTGGTAATCGACAGTGCCACTGATCCGAGCTGCGCACCCGGTGCACCGCCTGGCACTGAGACCAGCTTGACCTGAGCGGTTGCGGTGGGGCCACAGTGATCCTCGAACTCCGGCGGCTGTGCGTAACGCCACAGGCCATAGGGATCAACCTCTAGCGGCGTGAACCCTGAGAAGGTTTCAGGCGGCAGGTGGAACGGCAGGAACTCGCCGAACTGCTGGCGGTAATGATGCTCTATGGCGTTGCGATCTGATGGTTCTAGGCGAACGAAGGACAGCTCGAGGCTGCCGCCGAGGAGCACGGTGGAATGCCGGACGCGGCTCTGCTGCCCAGACATTGAGGTGTACGCCGTGAATGGCGATTCTGGCGGGGTGTAGGTCCGGGTGGCAGGTGCCAGGGCGGGGAAGTCCATGATCAGGCTGGCGGGTTGAAGTCGTACACCACAAGGTGAGGAACGGTGAAGTCACCCTCTAGGTTGTAGTTGTTCAGAACCGCAAAGCCGAAGATGGTTCCCGCGGTTAGCGCTACGGTCGTGGTACCCGATGCCGCCAATAGATCACTGAACTCCACGTTGTCGGTCAATGGATCCGGGTAGTCGTCGGGGTCTCCGTTGTATCCTTCCTGCATCGTAACGAAGAAAGCAAACTCAGATGCAAACTCTCCTTCAAATCCTTCGAAGAGCCAAGAGAACTCATAGTCGCCTGTCGTCGCCGCTGTCGTTGTGACTAACAGGTATTTCAGAACGCCGCTCTGATCGCATGGCCCATAGAGGTGCAGGTTCTGATCGTTGTTCGTCCAGCTCACTGACGAGTTGGGGGCGTTGCCGTAGTTGAAGCTGATCCAGTTGGCGGGAGCGTAGGGGTTACCGCTTGGTGCTGCCTCTGGATCTGCCTCCTTGCTCTCTTCGGTCGGCGGTGTGTTGACTTCTTCGTACACGGTCGCGGGTTCTTCCTCGCCCGTGAGGTCCTCATCTAGCGCGACCTCTTCGTCTAGGTCGGTGCCGTTCTGGTAGGTCTCCGCTGGCACGCTGGTATCCGTCGCTCGTGACGGGCTGGCGTCGCAGCTCACGCCGGTCCTGTTGCTGCTCAGCAGAATGCCGGTGCCTTCAGCGTCAGCGACTGACACCGCCACCATGCTGCGGCCTGTGGCGTCGATCGGGAAATGCACCAGCTCCATGCTGACGTCTCCTGCGGCAGTCTTCGTAATCTGGTTGATCTGGTAGAGGTGGTCCCACAGATCAGGCGCGGCAATGTCACTGGCACGGTGCAGCTTGATTCGCACGATGTCGCCACCCTTCAGGGTCTGCGGGAAGTCGATCGTGCGGCATGACACGGTGGCCGTGTGCGTTACATACTTCCGCCTTGCCCTGATGTAGGCCGCGACCTTGACGGCGTGGTTCTCCCTTGTGCAGAACTGCGATAGGTCGTGCTGCTCATAAGGTCCGCTCTCTGCTTCATTGTTGAATCTGACCTCACTGGTTCGGATAATGCCGTGATCGTCCGTCAGCTGTTGCCGCCAGATGGCACGCACAGCGAAGGGCTTACGGTCAGCCGGTGGGATGTAGTTGATCTGCAGTTGTCCTGGCAGGATGTGGTCTTCTGTGAACTCATACGCCCATGACACCGGTGTGGTCTTGATGGTGCCGTCGCTGTTGACAGGTAGCACCGGGCGAAGGCCGCGGCGACCGGCCACCCTGGTTTCGGCTAGCAGGAAGTACGGCGCCAGCTTGGAGATCAGATCCTCTAGGTTCTGGCTTTCGGTGATGTTGATGTCGCAATTGAACTCATTGGCATCTAGGAACTGAGCCGCAGCCACAAGGCTTTCGTAATCGGTCTGGTTGCTGGTCAGCCTTGCGCAGTTGGCCCATGACCAGTTGACGAGATCGGCGAAGTTGTTGCTCGATCCTGTCGCGTTATCCAGCAGGCGCTGCACCTCCATGCCGTTGCGGATGAAGCAATGCACCTGGCGATTCCATTGATCGGAACCGTTAGGGATGGTGACCTGAAACGACAGGGTGGAGATGTCGCTGTAGGTGCCAACCGTTCCGCAGTAGTACGGGCACTCTGGCATGGTGTAGCCAACCTGTGCGGTGATGAAGTTGCCCGGCGCCCAGCTGCCAGCGCGGCGGTTGTAGGTCTGAGAGTGACTGCCAACCCTGCACGATCGCTGGAATACGTCGCGCACCTGGACTGAGCCGATGCGACCCTCGCTCAGCACGAGATGGTAGGAAGCCGTGACGGCGTTGCTCGCATCGTTGCTGAAGCGCGCCTCAGTGGCTGCCGGTGAGATGAGCACCCCACCGGTACCGGCTGACTCGTCACGTCGACAGAAGACGACCGGCACCGGCTCACCGATCACAGCAGCGCGCTGCTTCGCGTCCAGCTGGGTGGCGCCCTTGGCTGCACCCTCCGACAATGGCGCGCGCACCATGCCGGCATTCATCGCCAGCAGCGCGAGAGGATCGCTTGAGATCAGTCCACTCATAGCCGGCAGCCCTTGCCCATCAGGTTGGTGGTCAGCGTCCGCGGGGGGATCTGCGCACCGACTGGAGACAGGCTAGAGCCGAGGTCGATTCGGATGCCACCGAGTGTGGCGACGGCGCCCACGATCTCACCGGTGAAGGTCTCCACCAGAACCTGCTGCGCTTCCAGCCCAGGGACGAACTGGTAGATCGTGAGCTCCCAGCGGTGGCCTTCGGTGATGGCCAGCTCGACGGCATCGACCACATCAGGCACAGCTGGCAGGCTGATGCTCACGCCCGACTCGTCACCGGTCTGGCCGATCGTGATTCCTGAAGCATCGAACGGCAGGTAAGACCAGTCGACGCCGAGATGCTGTCGGGTGGTGTGGGCGTAATAGGCCTGCCACCGGTGAAGAGTCTCGCCGGCGGCGGTGTAGACCCTGAGAAACTGGCTCTGAGAGACGACAGTCATCGGATGCCCAGTGCGGCGCGGCCGGCTGGTGTGCGGATGCGCTGCAGGGTGGCTGCTTCAGTGGCGCGCATGGCCTGCTGCAGATCGGCCATCGTCACCCAGTTCTGACCTTGCTGCTGCATGACTGGGCCGGTGGTGATGTTGATGGGGCTCGGTCCCATGACGGAAGCGCCACGAGCACCGCCGAGATAGGCCGCGGCAGCGCCGGCCATCTTGGACTCTGGGATGATGTACTCGCGCTCTCCACCTTCGCCGACCATGGCCAGCGTGGGGCGATCGACGACACCGCCTTCAGCGAATCTCGGCACGCCGACGGATGGGACATAGGGAATATCTGGAACGTTGGGGATTCTGTTAAAGCCGGCAATGAGCAAGTTAATCAGACGAATGGCGCCATTGATCTGACCGAAGAACCCCTGGAAGAAACCGTTGACGATGCCACGCAGGCCGTTGACAATGCCTTGCCAGATGCCAGTGATGAACTGTCCAGCCCGGCGCCATCCTTCCTGGAATGCACCAGCGGCCGTGTTCCAGATGCCGGTGATCATGCTGATGTAACCGTTCCATGCGGCGATGAACGTAGCGCCAAACCATGCCAGGAACTTAGTGATCGGCTGCACAATCAGG